CGCCGCCGCGAGCGCCAGCCATCAAGCAGGATAGTGCCCAGGGCTGGAACCACTTGATAACGCCTTGAGTGTTAGTCTGGCGGATATCTTGGATAACCATTTGGACTCGAGCATCTGCCATGTTGCCGATCTTATCTTTACAGTCGCTGTAAGAAGCCTTGACAGACAAATATCCTTGGCGCTCACTCTTCTTCTTGGTGGTTTTCATCAAGCTCAGGTGGGTCTTAACCGCTTGATGAATGCCGTCGATAGTGTACGTGGAACCAGCATCAGTTAGACCATCAGCGATATCGGCGGTTGCGTTTCGTGAGAAAAGCGGCACGACAGAGTTGACGTGGAACTTCTCAAACTTAGATAGCGCGTTGACGACGTCGGTGGTTAAAGTTGCACCCTTAGAACCGCCGGCTAAGAGCGTCTCCGTTAGAGCTGCTGGCAAACCTTTTGAAGCTGCGTTTACCAGTTCTGCGACGTTGGATTGCTCAAACAGATCTTGAACCTCCATGGCGTCTTTTTTAAGACGTGCCGGTTTTCCACCAGTAGAGCTAAACGCGCCAACAGCTGACACCTGATCAAGAGCATCAAGGCCTAATTGGTTGTAAACTGGACTAGTTACGCTTGCACTCCACCCAGGATACAGAGAGATAGATTCTGCTAATTGCTTAATAGTTACGAAGGCAGCTTTATCAAACGTGTTGGATCCTGTTGAGTCAGTTAGAACAACTTGAGTTGCGGTAACAGCAACCGACGCGGAACTTGCACCACCAGTTGAGTCGCGACCGATCTCAAGGATCACATGACCGCCAACGGTATCTTCTTCAGCGATAAGGTCGCGTTTTTGGTTGATCGTGATGGTGCAGCTAGGCTCGGATGAAGCCGAATAAAGACCAGCAGTCAAACCAAGCTTAGCGAGATCGCCAGGGGTTGAATCTACTAGTTCAAAAGAACGCCCCCATCCTTCTTGATACTGCGAAGGTGCAGCATCCATCTGGAGTTTAACTGCCGAGCCGGCAGCAGAAGCAGTTACGCCAGCAGGTAAAATGGTATTTAGCTCATCCACTAGATCGCCAAGAGTGCCATGATCAAGTGCAGTGGAGCTTAAAGTTATTACTGCAGCAGCGCCGCCATTCGTTCTGATTGAGAACGAAGCGTCGTCGAGCGCCACGCCAAATGCAGCAGGTGCAATACCAGTTTTAGCCGGCGCAGTCTCAGCGGCAGCCAAAACTTTCAAAGAAACCTGATTGCCACCGACGCCCCACTCTCTTGCGCGGGCGGTGCCGTACGAGCCAGCTAGAGCTAAACTAGCACGCGAGGACGCGTTGGTTTTATAAACCCAAACTGTCTGGGCGCCATTTGCAATCGCGCCGTCAGATGCAGGAGCAAACAAAAAGTTAAGAGCATCCACGATTGGGCCAGACCGATATTTGTTGCGGGCTTCAATAAGGCGATCTGCCGTAAAGAAGTTGTCTGCGATATTGGTTTCAGCAGAGCCTGGAGCGCCAGCATCCGCTTCGCCAAAGATTGCAACCAGACCAGCAGGCCCAAGCGGCACGTTACCAGAAAGATCGATAGTTGTTTTTGAGTACGCGCCGGGCTTGTAGATCGTAGCACCGTTGAATGATACGCTGATTGCCATGTGTTAGTCCTTCCTATATTATTGCTAGCTCTTTTAAGTCATTCTTTGCAAAGACTTTGGGTATCCGGACACTCCGCGCAGAACATATCCCATTTTACCTTAGCATTGGGCCTTAAATTGTCTTTATATCAAAGACAACCCCAACTCTGGCAATAAATCTGATATATCTTATACGCGTTAATTTAAGAGTACGCATATAAGATATGTCTAGAGCTAACTAATTTAGTTATATTAAATACTTAGACCAAACTGCTTAGCTGCCCAATTCCATTTTTCTACTGTCTGCTGACCTTCCAGGCCTCTACCTTTGGCGTCAGCTTTTAAAATTTCTTTCATAGATGGATGTAGTTTGGCGTTGGCAAACGTATTGAGCCACCATTCATCAAAAGATACTATCGGCGAAGCCTCGGGGGCGGCCTTTGGCGCCTCTGACCGCATAGACTTTTCGTACTCTTTGATTGATTTCATATCGACTTTTTGTTTATTTTTACTAGACATATAAAACCTCATACTCTTTCTAAGATGAAACCGTCTTCTGGGTTTTCGGGCAAATCTTCTGATATTACACTTGGCAACACTTCTATGTCCATATCAGTGGCTTCGGTAAATGCGTCAGCATCCCACGTATTAAACACAGTACACCGCATCCTTAGCCAGCGCGTCCAGATGTTTTCTGGCATCTTTGACGCGTCTTTTTGCCAATCTGAAGCGCTATAGGTCTGAATCTCTATGCCAAGACTTCTAGCAATAGGCTTGTATTTAAACAGCACATACGAGAGTATGTAGTACATCCAAAGAACTTGATCTGCTGCCTTGCTGCCGTGGATGCCGATGTCTACTAAGACATTCATAGACGCTATCCCAACCTCAGCATCCTCCCCGTCTCCGTAGTAGTCACTTATGGCGGCCTTCGATTCGTCCTCATTCTCGTTCGAGAGATGGATACTAAAACAAGGAACTGTTTGCGGACTAAGAATCCATGCCTGAACCACGCGAATTCTTTCGGTTGTAAACCATGTCCAAATTTTGTCTACGTAGTTTTCGCCATATGATTCTGTGAGCAAAGGATGAGATCTCTGGTATGAGAATATCTCATCAAATGCAGCTTTATCCTGGCGGAGCTGATAGATACCGTACTGCACAAGTCGCTGAACCGCAACCTCTGGCATTACCCACGCCATTTTTTAGCCTCCGCTTGATATTTGTTTATAACTTCGTCGCAGGCCTTATCGATTTCAGATCGTATAGTAGAATTAAGTGTCATAAGCGTGCCAGTCATATCAAGATCTTTCGCTGGCAAAACCCACTGTCTAGACGAATCTTGCTTACTAGACGCTGTACGAAATTCAGGCTTTTCAGCAGAAACAGGCCTCTGCCTTTCGGTTATACTAGCAGATGCTCCAAGTCCAAAAGCAGACGCCATTGTTTCTGCCATGGCTGACGCAGGAGCAGTTTCTGATGCCATTGCATTCAGGCCTGATGCTATATCTCTAGCTTGCGGCGTTGGTTTGGGTTTCGAACTGACGCCGCCGACCGGTATTATTTTATAGCGACTACCGTCTTTGGACGTTTTTGCATTGTTCAACAACCAGGGGAGCATTGGAAACGGTGGCTGACTGAAATCAGTCTGACCAGAATCAGTTGATATTTGTATGTACCCAGAGCTGGCATCGAGTTTAATTTGCGCCAGGAACTCTTCTGCACCGATGGACGACCCGTAATCCTCGGCTTCATATACGGCTTTTTCAACTATCGAGTGAATCGACTGCCTGATCTCTTCAGAAGCGCTCTCTATCGCAGAATCTACTTCTTCTGGCGGCATATCAGAAGATGTTAGATAGTATCTAAGACTGTCAAGTCGTCTTGAGATCATTTTTTGCTCTTTTTGACAACTTTAGCGCGCATATCTTTTAAAAAGTTTTCACGATCGCCAGACATCCAATCAGAGCCAAAATCAATAGTAATGTGCCCAGTGGGGCTGATACTGACCCTTGGTTTTGACAGATACGCGTAATATTCAGAAAATACTTCTTTAGGATTCGCAGGATCCGCAGAAAACGCTTCAACCTGCGAGGGCTTTTTAGATATCTTGTCAATCGAATCCTGAAGAGCGATCAATTTTTTCTCAATATCGTCAATCTCATCGCCCAGTCTGGAAGCAAGCGAATTGTGCTTATCTCTAAAGATATCTATGCGGTCTTCGAGTTTATCAAAAAGTGCCATAACTCGATTTTCAATCTGTTGAAGATCGACGGCATTTCCGTGTCTTATTTCTTCACGGATAGACTCCATCTCGTCGTATATATCCGCGATGTTGTAAGAGCGATAGTTGTTTACTAACTTCTTTATGCCATCTTCAATCACATCGTCCGGCAGCATAGAGTCGTCGTGCACTTCAAACTTAGATTCTTTATCGTTCTCGTCGTCGTACCACTCAAACACACTCATCAGCTCGCCAGTCAGAGCAGGAAGAGAGCGGTTGATAAACTGGTGAATAGTTTTCAAACCGTCGTCGATGCGGCCAGAATAAATATCGTTTACATGCTTTCTAACATGCAGCGTATAGTTTCCAAACTGGATATCCCTGATCTCATCGTCGCCCATGCCCTCAACGCCGCGCTTCAGCATTCTGAATACGCCGTTGCCCACTAGGCGCAGCGCGTCACCATGCCTAAACTCGTAAACCGCGTCCGCTACCTGACCAGAGCGAATAATGTTCTTGGATAAAGTTTCCAACTGCTCAACCTTAAGCAGATCTTTTATGGATTTGTTAGTTTTTGCCAGGCGAGATTTTAAATAGTGTGCCATAGAGTCAATACAGCAGTCGCGCAACTTATTAAAATCGATCTCATCGATGTCATAAAAACCAACGTCAGATAATTCCGGTGTCGCTCTAAAAGTCGGAGTGTGATCTAGTCGAACTACATAAGTACGATCTTTACCGTCTTCGTAAAGATCTCTCAGCAGATCCTTATCTATCTTGACACCGGTTTCTTCTTCTAATTCGCGAACAGCTGCATCTTTGTGAGATTCACCGTCATCTACGTGGCCACCAGGAAAAGACCATCTATAGTCGTCTTTAACTTGACGACCCATGAGAAGCTGGCCTTTATCGTTAACCACTATTACAGCAGCGCCACCTGCTGACTTTTCAAGTTTCTTTTTATGCTTTTCTTTATGCCGTTTATGAGCGCCATGGTTCCATTTTCCACCATGATGCGCTTTGCCTTTATCTTCCGGCAGATCTTTATCAGATCCAGAATATTTTTCTGCAATAGATTTTGGAGGCCCGTTGTCGCCGCGCGATGTGTTTCCTGACTTGCCATGAAGTATGGCCATCATCATGCGGTATTGTTTTTTAGAAGCGAACGCGGGCATATCTTACAACCTCTTAGGACCATTATATATTAATGCAAAAGTTAACTACCGATACCTGCTACTAATTTCTCTGGCTTATTAACCAAAAAGTCTCTCTTTATAACTAGTTGCTGCGGAAGTCTGACCGACATCTTTGTACCATCTGGCATCATCTGCTGAGTCACGCGAAGCTCCCGCATCGGCTGCAGAACGATATAAACCGGGTTTGCCCAGTATGAAACTGAATACGTCTGACCAATGTCGCTTATGTGGTCGTAGTTAGGCGTATGCCCAGGAATCCACTTAATATGGCCGTCTTCTATTGTAAAGTCGACGCCCTGCACAAACTCAACAACTTCGCTATCCGTTGCGGTTATTAGATAACCTACTTTTTCTATTGGGTATCTCAACTGTTGAAGATTGTCTGGTCGAGGCTCGTACTCCTTCAACTCCCACAACCTAACAGTATAGTCTAAAACTTCTAATTTATCGTACAGCGTAAAGTCAGCCTGCTCACCATCAGGGTATTCAGACGGCATAGTCACCGTTGCGCTACCTATTTCCCATGCGCCCTGGTATTCAAACTGCTTCTCTACTGAATTTGAAGAGAGTATCCCTACTATTTCTTTTGGATCATAGTATATGATGCCAGACCCGTCACACTGCTCGCATGTTGGGTCATGGGAGTTATTATCTAATACTTTTAGATTTGGGCAGGGTAAGCTTTTATAATGTCTGAATCTTATCCCCCTCGCTACAAGAAGCTGATCAAAGTTTTGCTTGTAGCTAGAAGGGTCAGGCAGGACCTGCGGAAACATCGGGGGAGTAGACGTCGCTCCGGGCGCGAACACATGGTTTGGTTTTGACATCGTCTCCGACATAAAATACTCCTAAGGTCTCTAATAAATTATACTGGGACTAAGTGGTGGACAAAGGCACAGATATACTTCAAAAAATAGCAGACACGGGCGACTGCGAGCTTCTAGGGGAGAATCCCTGCTCCAAGTGTCCGCTTGCTAGACTGAAAAAACGTCCCGATGGTATGGGCTGGCTCAGCTGCTTTGAAGCTATTGGTGCCCCAGACTTCCAAGATATCCGCGCTAAGTATAAAAGAGCAGCTGAGGCCAAATTAATCGAGATGGCCATAGAGAGCGCGATAAATAATGAAGCGGAAAAATTGGATAACTGATATCTTTAACTTAGAAGCGTCCAATACGGTCTATTTCATGTTTACACTTTACCGAATGATGGTCGTAGGTAAGAGTGCGCCGCATGACGCTATGAAGGTGGTGCAAGATGGTGCGAAAATTAAACGGTAACGGTCTAACCCTCATAAAATCTTTCGAGGGGTGCAAATTAGAAGCCTATCCAGATCCTGCATCCCCTTTGGCCATAGAGATGAGAAGGCCGCCGAACGCAAGAAGGCCTGGGTGGGAGTCGCTGTCGGGTTCACCTTGGACCATCGGGTGGGGTTCGACCGGCTTAGACACGTTCAACCTGACACCAGACGGAAAACCTAGCCAGATAGGTCCGGGCACCAAGTGGACGCAGGCTCAAGCGGATGAAAGAAAATCTGCGGATCTTGATAAGTTTTGCTCAGACGTTTCTAAGCTGCTGAAGATTGAGGTGACTGATAACCAGTTCGCCGCGCTGGTAAGCTTCGCGTACAACGCAGGCGTGGGCAATTTGAAAAGCTCTACCTTACTTAGACTGGTCAACCAGGGCAAGCATCTTGAAGCGTCAAACGAGTTTCTCAGGTGGACCAAGGCTCAGGGCAAAGAGCTTCCGGGCCTAGTCAGAAGGCGCGAAGCCGAGCGCCGCCTTTTCCTCACGCCCGGCTGATCGGTTTTTAGTTTTTATTTTGTGTTTTAATCTAGTAATTTTAACTATTTACCACAATGCCACGCTTAAGCTTGCAGCAAAAACGACAAGAAAACATATCGATCCTATCGCAGTCGCTGCCGTCAACTGACCCGAATGCCTACGTGATCGAGCGGCGCGACTATTCCCGGAGCAACTCCGACGAGCGCCTCTACAAAACTAAGTGGTGGCCGACGCTGATGCGGCTCTACGACTGCCGGTGCGCGCTGTGCGGTGCGGACCGCGACGGTATCGAGCTGGATCACTTCTGGATACCCAAGTCCCACGGCGGCAACCTCCTCCTCCGTCACCAGCTGACCAACCAGATCATCAACAACGGCGTGCCACTCTGCACGGCCTGCAACCGCCACAAGCAAGAGTCGATCGCCAAGCTCAACGATTCCCAGCTCGTGCGGATCGCCGACGCCAACCGCGAGATCACGGCCATGATAAACGGCGTTGCCGCCGTGGAGCCGCTGGCCAAGCTTCACCGCTATGAACCCGGCGATGAGCGTCGAGCGCTGGGCGTTGAGTCGGGCAGCGTGCTGTATATGGC